GTGGGCGTTGCCCCCAAAAAAGTCGTTTCTGGTAATTGTTTTGGTGGGGCATTAAGAGCCGCGTTGCGGTTGGCTTGGCGTTGTGCGGTTTTGTTGTTTACGTAGATTGCGCCACGCTTTGAGTTGCATGTTCTACAACTAGGTACAAGGTTTGCTGTTGAGTCGTCTCCGCCTGCGTCGTGTTCGATGAGGTGGTCTGCTTGTGTGGCTTTGTTGCCGCAGCCCCAGTAGCAGTCTGGGTTGCCGTCTAGTATTGCTTGCCTGTTTTGTCGGTACTGCTGGGTTGTTTTTCTGTTGCCTGCCATGATGGTGATGCTACTAGCGCCCTTGCTTCGCTGCGGTTGCTTTCAGTGCATGAGAGAGTCTGAGGTTTGTGTTCCCCACAGTTCAGAGCAAGTAGCTCTTGGTTGCCGGACACCTTAGGGAAGTGGACACCATTCGTATTTGTGACGTTTAGACGCTGCACTGGCGACTTACCCCAACAACCTTTCACGTTAAGTCATCTTGGGTGGTTGGGCGCGCCAGCTCTACCCACGTTCCCGTGTGTTATGCCAACACAGTGCAATCCTGTATGTGGCCTTGGTTGTGATCAGTTGTAGTTCATACTGGCTGGGCTTCTCAATTCCCGACTTAGCCGAGCGAGACACACCCAGTACCAGTTTTTAATCTTTGCGTATGCCTTGAAGGATGGCAACTCCGATGGAGATTAGCAGGGCGTACCAAGCAAGGGTCAGCATCTCGAAAGCCTGTGTTCTATTTCTTGCAGCTGCTCGGGTCGCCAAATGTAAACCTCTGCGTGAGGGTTGAGGATGTTAAGCCAATGTTCTTGGGCAATGCTTGTCTTGCCTTTCGTTGTTTTCAACTCCGCGAATATCAGCCCTTTAGTTTTGTGTGCCAGCACTAGGTCTGGGAAGCCTGCAGCGCCTGTGGTGATGTATCGCCCGGTGCGTGTCATGCTTGGTTGTGCGTGATGGCAGTCCCAGCCGTGGATGTAGGCGAGCCCTTTTACCTGCTGCAGGAACGAGGCTTCGCTGATGCCTGTCATTTTCCGCCTAGCAGAAAGCCACAAGTAAACACTGCTGTAAGCATCACAACCATTGTGAACAGGTCAAGCATCAGAATGGTTCCTCTGGTGTGTCGTACTGTGGCGCTGGGATTTCGCCCGATTTAAGCGTGTCAATATAAGCACTGGCTTCTCTTTTAGTCATGGCCTGCAAATTGCTTGGGACAGTGCGGTTCATGGATTTACAAACGGCCCTAATCATGTTCTGCTGTTTATCGCTAGCCAAGTTGCTGTTCTCTGTTATTTGTGTGTCGCCTTGCATCCTGACTATTTTGCCCATTTCCTCACGGCTCGGCTTTTTAGTCCAGTCAGCACCCAAATACCCGGCAGCCGCTAAAGCTCGGCCTTGCGATGACGTACAGCAGTTCTCAATTCTGCTAGTGGCATTAACGCCTCGATCAGTTAAGTGTTCCTCTGCGTAGTCCACAGTGGTTGGCTGAGGGTCGTTTTTGTCTAACCACAGTGTCGTTTTAATTATGCACCTTTTGCCATCGTCAAATACAAGCTCTGAATGAATAGCGCCAGCAGGGTGGTCAATCCAAAACTGCTTAATGCGCTCACTCACGGGTGTGTACTCGTCAAGGTTAAAAGCCACGGGCGTGCTCTTTCTCTAAGCGGTCTAGTTCCGCATTGCAATAGGCAAGCGCTGCTTTTAGCACAAGAATTTCTTGCTCACGGGCGTACAGCAGGTCTGCCACGTCATCATTGTGGGTGTACTCACTCATTAGTTTGCTTAACAGTGCTGATGTAGGTAATGCCTTTAGAAGCGCCAGAAGTGTTAAGCGAGGGGTGCCAAGCGTTGCGGTTTTGCTCAGCAATAGTCGGCAGTGAATGAAGCAAGCCAACAACTTCGAGCACAAGGCTGGACTCCTTAAAGCGAAGCTCTATAGCAAGTTGGTTGCTTAGGTTCATTAGTTTGGCGATTAGTTCGCCTGTACTAGTTTCCATTGTTTTCTTCTTTCAATGAGTATCCATGCAAAGTAAGTACACGATTAACTGAAGCCAAACTTGTTTTACCAAAATTGTAAATGCGCAAAAGTTGTTTGGGAGTGCATCTAAGCAATTCATAGTCAGTCACAATGTCATTGCGGTGCAAAGAACCTCTTACCCGTTCTCCCATTTCCCAAATCATTTGGCCTTTCAACAGGTGTTCCCATCGTACGTGCGCTTGATGATTGTCTAACCACTTTTGCATTTCTTGTGGATTCATATTTTGTTTCCACGCAACGTAAGGCGGCTTTGTGGCGGTTATGTATTCGTGTTCTCTTGCGAGGTTTCTAATTTCCATTTGTTTTTCCTTTGTTATTTTCCTGAGGTTGCTCGCCAGTGACCTAGCCCGCCATTGCGGTACAGATACTGAGCGACTTTGACATTACAACGCGGTGTGAGCAGTGCTTTCATTGTGTCTTGTTTCTTACAGACAGCCCGTGTCACAGTCTGCCACCCTGAGTTGATTTGTAACAGCCCTTGGTCGTAGGACTTGACTGCCTTGCACTTTCGGTAGGTGCTCGCTGGGCTTAGTTTGCAATCTGCATGGCTTGTGCCGGGCTTATAGTTCCAGCCAATCGCTGTGGGCAGACAGCGCGACTCGCGCCACATGATTTTGCTCATAGCAGGCACAACCTTGGCAGGAAAATACTCAGCCAATAGTGGTTCCCATTTAGGGCATAAATTAGCAGCTGCACTTGCGTGGGCTGGGGTGGATAGGGCGAAAATAAGCGTTAGTGCCATGAGTTTCTTAATCAACTCTCTCAACTTCTGTAGGCGGCCCCCATGAATGCCAAGATTCTGCACGTTGGCAGACTTGGGTATAAACAATCAGGCCTGTGGATAAGTCTGTAAAGACTTGCACCATGGTTTTCTTATCTTTAGACCTTAGAGCCACATAGCCCCATGTCGGTATCATGGTCGGTTTGCCATCATCTTTAGGTAGAGCCAGCAGGACACCCATCCGATAACGAAACTGACTACAAATTGGGTGTCGGTCATGCCCAGCCCCTAACTGTGTCAATTCCTGCCTGTGTGATTGCACACACAATGCCCTGAGAGCCACTTGTAAGCGCCCTACGGATGCCTAAATCCTCAATTAGACCTAGAGTGCGCAAATCTGAGCAACGCTTCCAATAGCCCTTAATGTCGTGGCCGTTCAGCGCGGCTCTAGCGCCTGCTTCCTCATCGGTCAGGCCAAGGGTGGCGTAAAAGTATTCCTGCAGCAGTAACGCTCGATGGGTATTCACCCGAATAGGGCTTGGCTGGCGGGATGTGTCCGGGTCTGTAGCCCTGAACAGTGGTAGGTCTGTGTAGATCATGTTTCCTTTGTCTTTCTGCTATTTGAGTAGCGATGGTTACTTTACACAATTTGCGAAGTCGGTGGTGGATATCCCAATGGAAACAAAGACACCCACCACCTAGCCCCAGCACTGCTCAAACAGTGGCTGGGAGTCCTTACGGCAGTACAGGTGGCTTATCGCCACAGACGTATTGCCAGTGCCACGCTTCAAACTCAGGTGATTTAGGGTCTGAGCCTTGAAGGTAAAAGCCGTACTTGGGTGCGTTGGCGCACATCCAGTCAAGACATTTGCCACCCATAGACACGAGTGCCCCATCTTTTTCATAGCCAACGTCAATGGCAAGACCAAAGCCGTGGTTAGAAGTGCCCGGCACACCACTAGGCGACTTGCCCTTTTTTAGGTACCACAGTTTGTCTTGGTATTTGCGCGTTACTTGTGGGTTACGGCCTTGGTCTTTAAGTGCGTAACGATCAACAAACATGGCTAGCTGTGCATCAAATGGGCGGTAGTCGCCAACATTGCGCAGCTTAAAACCTGCTGCAAGACAGTCTGTGTAGAGCTTGTTAAAAGCCACTGCTGCACCTGTCCACATTTCGCCACCTGTCTTGACCTTTTTAAGCATGGCTGGGGTCAAGTTGCCGTTGCCAACTTTGGCTACCTCAGCAGGTAAAACAAGTTTTTTGTATGGGTAGACCTTGGTCATACTGGTGGGTCTTTTGGTTTATCTTTAAGCCCGTTGCCAGCCAGCAAACCGATAAGGCCACCTGCAAGGGTCATAAGCATTGGCGACAGGATTGCCCAAGCCTCTGAGTCATTGGGGGCTTGCTCGGTTGGTTGCACTACAAACAGCAAGCCATAGAGCAGGGCAACGATGGAGAATAGGAACGCGCTCGAAAGGCACACGCCGACAACAAGAATTAAACGTGCTTTTATTTGCTCGTTGCTAAGTCGGTTTTCGGGTTTCATGCGCATTTGCTTTCTATGAATGATTTGCTGGCTTTGTCGGTGGTACCACAGTTGTGGCGTACACGGTCTGAGCAGGCTGTGAGGGTGAGCAAGGTAAGGCTAAGCAGGGCTAGGCGTTTCATCGGTGCCTTCTAATGTCCAGCCTGTAGCGAGCAGTGCTTCGTGTTCTTCTTCGGTCATTTCGCGTACTTCGTCGTCTATTTGTATGTTTGGTCGTGTCATGGGTTATGCCTTTCGGTATCCGTAAACGGTGATAGTTCCGCCCGTAAGAGTGCCTGAACCCGGGGTCAAACTGAAACCAGTTTGAGAAACTGTGTTTGAGTCTCGGCCACCACGCACAGACCAATATTGAGCATCCGCGTGTTGAGCCATGACATGAGTTGGGGTTGCTAGAAATGGGTTAATTACATCAAAAACGATACTCGAAAAATCTGCGTTCGTATTGCCAATTCGTATTCCTGATGCGGTGTTGTTTGCTGTTTCTGGTCCTGCTAGTGCGGTTCCGTAAAGTACATAAATACCACCGTGAGAATAGGTAGCACCGGTGGAATTATTAAACTTGAGAAATAGTTGTTCGGTTGCGGAAGCATCACCCATTTGATAGATAATGCGATAACTATCGTATGTGGTGCTAAACGCTGACGACACGGTCACGCTTGCGACGGCTGTGCCAACCGTTTGCGATGTGACATACACCAGCCCTGAGTTAGCCAAATAAGTATTGGTATCAGCAGCTGTAAGCACCTCACCAGTCGTAAAAGTTTTTATTGCCATTAGTTAAAATCCTAACTTATTGTTGTCAAGTGTTCCGAACACTGTGTTGTCGAGAACCAAATAGCGGTAAGCATCAGCTGACGACACTACAAGAGTTGCATCAGTAGTGGAAGGGCTTGCCGTAATTGACACAGACTCAACCACACAAGGATAAGAAACGCCTCGTAAGTCAATTTGTACCTGTGCCCCAACTTCCAAAGAAGCCACAAAAGTGTTGTTTGTCTGATTGTCTAAATTAAACCTGATTATTTTTGGGCGAGCCAAATTTATGTTTAGTGTGTCTTTGATGTAAATGGCCAAATTGGCTGCTTGGCTAGTTGTCTGATCTACAGTTCTAAAATTCAGTGTGGGGCGTGAACTGCCGTTTATTTGGTCAGCCAAACCTTCGGGTTCCACAATGACCGTGTTGGCATAATAAGCACCATCGTTTACAAAATCCAGCGCCATGTAGGTTGTATTGGAGCCAGCAACAGTGCCATCACCAAAGACAACCGAGGTTGGTACGTAAATTCCTCTTGCTAAAAAACTCATACCCCCTGAACCATCTCTTAAACGCCCTTGTTCAGTTCTGACGAGTGTTTGAACTATGTCATTTAGGAATGTGCCAGTTGTAAATGTTGTACCAGAAACTAAGGAAAGCCCAAAAGTAAATGAGGCCCCAATTCCATAGGAAGCAACAAGATTTCCAAATGCGTAGGTTGTTTGCATACCAGCGGTCAGTGTGTAATTACTGGTTAGTTGCTGTTCACCAAGTCTGACAATGTCACCAACCCCGCCAAATGTCCATGTGTCAAGTGCAGGTATTACGCCATAAGACCTTATTAGAGACCGTGCATAGCAATAGCGTGTCAATCGTAAAGTGCCAGAATTGGAATACAGTCTCATTCTTACAAGGCTGTTTATTGTGCCAAAAGCAGTTGGCAAACTGTCAGGGTTTATGCCCGAAATGTTCACTTGGCCGGCAGGAAAGTCATCCGTGATTTCGCTTCTACCAAAAGTGAAAGAAAGGTTTTGGGCTACCACTGTTGAATAAGAACCACCAGGGGTGTTTTCCACTTCAACTGTCCAATAATAACGACCGCCCATTATGTGTTTGTAACTCTGATTGGAATGGAACCGTTTGTTTTCATCCAGTTCTTTAAAGCGTTGACTACGGCTTGTGGGTCGCCACCGTTGACGTTGATTGTGACGTTGTTGTTACCCATGCCCATGCCAGCGTTAGGGCCAGTAAGAGGTACTACCATCTCGGGCCCTTTTTCGCCCATAAGCGCCATTGTGGGCTGCGTAATAATTCCGCCATTTGCAAAGGCTTCAAAGCCTCTAGCACTGCCAGTGTTGCCGCCACCATCTTCACTACCAAGCCTGCCAAAACTGACAGAGCCAAGGGTGCCGATATCTTTGCCGGGCTTAATAAGGTTGATGCCCTTAATGACTAAGTTAATCATTTTGATATAGGCGTTAGCCATGAACTCAAAATAGCCAGCGACACCATTAACAACTGTGCGCACAACATTGCCGAAAGTGTCAAACTTTTTGTAGGCCACGACAAGAGCAACACCCAAAGCAATAATGCCAGCCGTGATTAGCACTACAGGGTTCAACGCCATGGCCGCATTAACCAAAACAACGCTGGCTGCTAAGACACCAAAAGCAGTTGCAACAGCCGTAATCAGTGTCGGGTTGTCTTGTGCCCACGTTGCAAACTTCTGCAGCACAGGCAAAGCCTTCTCAAGAATTGGTAGCAGTGCAGCGCCCACACCCTCTTTAGCTTCACCAAGGGCAACACCTAAACGCTTCATAGAGCCAGCTGCAGTGTTGGCTGAGTCAGTAGCAGCACCACCAAAAGTGACAGCCATTTCAGCCATCACTTCTTCCATGCTTGCGCCGTCTTTAATCATCTGGCGTAGTTCTGGGGACAGTTTTGCTAGGGCAGTCATGTTGCCGCCGTATGCCTTTTCCATCGCTTTAGTGACGGTCTCAAGGCTGATGCCTTTAGCAGCTGCTACATCCATAGCAAGGTTGGCTGCCTTTTGTGCTTCGCTAACACTCATGGTGGCACGAACAAGTCCAGCAAGTGCCGGGCGTAGCTCATCATCAGTAACACCGAGCAACTTGCCCTGTGTGCTTATCCAGTCCTCATTGGCTGCAATTTGCTTATCGGTTGCACCAGTGGTTTTTTGCAGCTGACGCGCAAGCAGTTTCTGTGCCTGCTCATCTTCCATAGCACCTTTAACAGCATCACCAAGACCAGCGACTAAACCACCAAGAGCAACGGCAGCGTACTTGTTGGCTTTGCCTAGCGCGTATTTCGCTTTGGCTTGTGCGCCCTCGAGATCGCGGAAACCTTTTTCGGCCTCTTTTAGTCCTTTCGGATTAAATTGCGTAACGATTGGTAGATAGATAGCCATTATGCAGCCTGCCTTGCTTTAAGTGCGCGATTAGCGTCAGCGATTACTTCATCTACGGCTTTCATAATGTCAGCTGTGCCTTGCTCTTGTATGAACTTGCGTGATCGCCATAAGCCACGCTGGGGTTTGCCAAAGACGTTAGTTAGCAAGCGTGAAAAGTCGCTGTTGTTTTTAGAGCCAGCCTGTGAAAACAGTGCGCCTGCTGCGTTTTTTTGCACCAGTGTCACAAGTGGTGTGATGCCTTGTCCACGAGAACGGCCACCAACCATAATCTGCACACCTTTGTCCACAGCAGTTTTGTCGTAGGCAAGTCTGCCTTTTTTGCCTTTTTTGCTTGGTGCCCAGCCATGTATCATCGTGATGCCAATATCAGCAGGAAACTGCTTACGGCCTTCCTCAAGCATTGCCGGGCTACTAGCCTTAATCTTGGCGGCAGCCTTAAAACGTGCTGACTTATCTAACTTGCTTAGCTCTGACAATGCCTGCTTCAAGCCTGTAATTTCTACGCTTGTATTAAGGCTCATTGCTTGCGGCTTTCGTTTAACAGCTTGATTGTGGTATTCAAGTCGGCTATGTCAAACTCTACAGCAGGTGGCCACCAGCCTGTGGCTACTAACAAACTGGCTAGGGAATGGCGGTAGGTTCCGCTTGGGTAGGGTTTGCAGGATCATTGTCCACCACCTCCAAAGTCACCAGACGCTTAATGAAGTCATCAAGCACTACGGGCACTGTGATGCCAGCAATCTTGCTTGACTCGTAAGCCATGAAAGCCAAATCCTCAATGCTGATGCCTTGCTCACTGATGGTGCTTGACTTGCGTTTGTATTTGCGTTCCCATTGCACAATGACGTACAGACTGGTTGAGACTAGATACGGGCCTTCGCCTGTGTCCACGTTGAGTGTCAATTTCATGTCGGGTTCCTTTGGTTATGGTGAAGTGATGTCTCGAGCGTATGTGCCGCCAATGAATGACGCGGTGATCATTGACAGTTCGCCTACAGCGCCTGTAATTGGGGTGTAGTCCACAAGCTGCATATTAATGATTGTGTACTCAGGGTTAGATGCTGACTCAACAAGGCCTGATGGGGAAATGACAAGCGACGTAGTGCCTGTGCCCAAGTTGGCAAACAGTGTGGCTTCAACTTCACCAGCGCCATAGCTGAGATACATTTCTAGCTCCACGGATACGGTCTGTAGGCCCGGCACAAAACGATGGCCAGTATCACCAAAAGCTGTGCTTTCTAATGAGTCCACACCAAGTGTGATAGTTGCACTACGGCACTGGTCGGTCAAATCAACCAAAGCACCACCAGTGGTGGGCGCAAGGTTTACGGTTGGGTTAGTGAGGTAAGTGCTTGTGGCCACGTTGGTTCTCCTGTGTCAAACGGTGCCGGGTGCCGTATCTGTTGTTAGTTCTAGCAGATAATACTACTGCAGTGGGGTATCTCATGACTTCTGTGCCTGCATCGCCATTTGCAAATCGTAGGCAGGATAAGTAGCGCCACCCATTTCCAGCGATGACGGCTGGCCAGCCATGATGACAACTGACGAGCCTAAGACTGTAGCCACGATGCTGAGGATGTTCTCGAGCACGCCTTGAGCTGCTGTGCCACTGCCAATAATCTTGACGGGGATAGTTACGCGGATGATGTTGCCACCACCAGCGACAGTCTCAAAACTTGGGGCATCAAGAAAAACACAGTTAGGCACAATCTTTGTGGGGTCGCTAACTACTCGTAAGCCTGATACTGCTACCAGTGTGGCTTTAAGGTCGGCCATAGCCTCGTTCAGAAGCCCTGTGGCAGGCATTAGGCAACCTGTGGGCGGTCTATGCCCAAGAGCTGTTTAATCATCGGTGTCATTGCACTGACAGGCGCGCTACCCATGCCATCAAATGTGGCAAAAGTGTCCTGAACTGAGCCACGAGCACGCCATAATGCCGCTGCATACATAAGCGTCCCGAGCGTCACATCGTGCCCCGGCGAAGTAGTGAGGCTGTCAAAGTAGCCAGACTCCTGCCTACGCCTGTAACAGAAGTCGTTAGCAGCAGCTCGGGCCTGCGTAGCAAGCGTGTAGTCATCACTTGGGTTAGTGATATCCACGCCTAAATATGTAATCAGTTCTGCCACTGTCACCCATGTGCAGTTCTGCGTGTAGGTAATAGTGCCAGTAGCTGATGCTGTGCGTTCAACGTCTGTGCCTGTGCAAGCAAACAGCACCTGATTAGGAATACTGACATTGCTGTTAAACAACAGGTCGCCCTCAGTGTCTATGCCGATGTACTCATACTTGGGCATGGCATAGACAACAAAGGTGCCGTTAAAAGGTGCAGCAACACTAGCAACAGTGATGGATTGCCCCACCTCTATTTCGGTATCGGTCAGTGTTTGTAGCACTGCGTAGTTGTCTAGCAGTTGCTTAAAAGTGACTGTGTATGTAGCCATGGCGGCTTACCGCCTTTCGCTTTACGCGATTGTGATGGACTGAATGAACGATGACTTGGCAACGAAAGTTGAGAAGTAACCGTAGTAAGAGAACGTGCGGCTCAATGTGCTTGGGTTTGCAATGCTGAGAACGCCTTGCTGTGCTTCGTAAATCTCAAAGCCCGGTGCGTAGGTGACAAGCATTGTGCCTGATGCGAAGTTGTTATCAACAACAAGCGTAAGGCCCATAACATCCATTGAGTTGTAACCAAGACCGCCAACGCGTCCAAGCGAGTTCTGACCAAGAACACCATTTGTGGTGTAGCCAAGTACAGGGCGCTTGTTTGCATCGAGCTGTGCGCCCAATTTTTCCCAAACATCTGGTGACACGCACAAGTGAGTTGGGAAGTAGTTGCTGTCCTCTGCAATTTCGCGTGCTGCGTCATACAAAGAGTTGATTAATGAGGTTGGGTCACCAGCGGTAACAGTCCATGTTGAGCCTGATGCTGTTTTACCAGCAACCAAAGCATCGGCTGCAATGTTGTCCGTAGCGATGAGGTACTCACCAGCAAGGTCATTAAGGATGAGGTTCATTGCTGCAGGGTCTGTAAAGTCCATGTCCTGCATTGTCAATGTGACTTGACCAGCGACAGTTGCTTTCGTAACTGTGTTAGAAGCAATGACCATGGTTGTAGCAGATACTGCTGAGCCTTCGGTTTGTGTTGCTGCACTGGTGTGTGTCGTGATTGTTGGGCGTACAAAAGTCTTGCTTGGGGTGTTCGGCATTGAGCGAGCACCAAAAGCTGAGACAACTGGACGGACAAAATTTAGGTCTTGAAACAGAGGGCCAAGCACGGGGACTGGAAGCAATCCGGGTGTATCAGTTGTAAGCACGTCACCAGCAGCTGCTTGAAGTGCTGTCTGCTGATCGCGTACTGCTTCTTTGTATGCAGCATTGACATTGGCGAAAGTGTCGCCGCCTGCGTGCATTGCTGCCAAGTACTCGCCTGCTGATGGCATAGCAAACTTGCGTTTTGGCTGTGCGAAAAGAGCTGATGCTTGGATTACTTCTGGGGCTGGGGTTTCTGACACTTCGGTCTCCTCTGACTCTGTGGGTTCAGGCTCATCGGGTGCCGTTTCTGTATTATTGCTCAAATCATCCTCGGATGTGGGGATACTCGCTGCAACATCTGTGATGGTAGCACCGCTAAAGGCTGGCTGTGGTACAAGTGACAACTCCATCCAATCGGCTGCTTCCACAATCATGACACCATCCTCGTTGTACGAAAACTTGGTTGGGTTTACGCCAACGCTTACAGAGTCCAAAACTCCATCGGCTGCGAGCACCAGTGCTTCGTCACCTAGGGCTGTGGTTGAGACTTTGGCTGTGAAGTACATGGCTTCCTCGTCATCACTGCGCTCGGTCACAAGGCCGATGGCCTGCGTAGAGTCGTGGCTCATGTAGAGCTTGGGGGCTTTGCCTTCTGTGGGCAGTGAGCCCGGCAAGAAAGAAACTGTCTGGCCACCAGAGACTGTGGCTTCCACGTTGTATGGCAAAGCAATGCCTGTAATGGTGCGCTTAGGGCTGCCATCTTGGGCTGCATCTATTGAAAATGTTGAGCTAGTAAAGCGCATCATGCTAGGGACTCCTGTGTGTTTTCTTTTGGTCGGTCTGGGCTATCCATTTTGTCTGCTACATAGTTTTCCTCTAGGTAACTGTCTGTATCAAACTTTACATAGGTGCCACGCGGTAGCACGTTGTTCATGCTGAGCGTTGAGGCTATGCAATCGGCGTATGGCTTGACACCAAAAATGTATAGATCAGCGCGTGATTGCTCACTGCTGGTGTAGGCATAAGCGCCAGTGGACACGCCTACAAGGTAGGGGGGAACACCACATAGGCGTGCCAGATCTAGCGCTGAATACTGGGCTGACTCAATCATCAGCATTTTGTCTGGGGTTGCAGTGCTGGCTTCGTAGCTTAGGAACTCGTTTAGTACAGCGGTCTGGCTGGTTAGTCGTGCCTCTTGAAACGCTGCGCCAATCTCTGACAACTCCTGTGCGCTTAGCGGTTCGCCGCCAGTTTGTTTCAATACGCCACTAGGCAAAGACGATTGTGCGTTTTTGTAACGGCTTTGCTCAATCTTTAACGCTGTCGTAATGGTCTGCTCTGAACTGTAAACAATGCCTTGAATAGGGCTAAGAAACTGCACAACGTTGCGGTAATCCAGTTCGTTACCAGCAAAACTTATGGACTTAGAAGGATGAAAGAACACCGGGCCTTGCTCATCCAAAGTGGTAATAGAGCCCATTGGTAAACGCTGGAATTTTGACGGATAGCCGTCTTGGGTACGTTCAAGGACATACCACATAGCCCTACCGTAAAATAGCAAATCGTCAAGAGTCCACGCCATAAGAAAGTTGTAAGTGACAGCTGGGTCTGGCTGGCGTAGCCAAGACCTAGGTGCCAATGGGATTTCTTCCATCTCGCCAGTGGCATCGTTGTACATTTCGCCGTACATTTTTAGCGGCATACAACCAATGACAGAAGCCAGCAAGTCGCGTGATCGAGATACCGTGGCAATGGTCATGGCACGCTGACGAGCTGCGCCCTCTTGGTAGTTATAGAAGTTGTCTATCGGGTTTTTGCTGATGCCTGCTGGCGCGTACCCCACAGCGGCCTGCACTGATGGCGTGGAAATAGCGGCCTTGGTTACTGGCTTATTGAAAATACCCATAGCGGTAGTATGCCACTTTCTGCCGGGTGTGTGTGGTACTGCCCTGCTCATCCCGACAACGCCCAGAGCAGTACCAGAAATAGTTTAGCGATTAACGATGACCATCATCGGCTTACCAGCCTGCTTAGGTCGTGACGCTAAAGCGGCAGCCCAAATGGTGCAGCGAGCCAACTCAATCGGCCCGGGGGAACGCTTACTGGACAGGGCTAACTGGTTGCTTTGCATAATTGCCACTGATCTGTTCATGTGTTCCGCAAGGTTTTGCTCGCCTTGGTGCACCAGTTTTGCATCGTTAATCTGTGCCCTGACCAGTGATGTGTAGCGCAAAAGTTCCCCATAGCCAACAACCTTGGTTCGCCTAACCAACGGCAACGGCACATGATGTTCAAGCGCTGGGGTGACGGCAAGCTGCAAAGTCGGGTGCTCAGTGCAGGCATCCATCATGGCCTGCTGACACTCAGCCAAAGACTGCACCACAAACTCAACCGACACGTGGACTACGCCCACATCATCAACAGCTGCACGAACAGCCACATAGCGTGAGCCATCGAGCGATGAGTCGCAAGCCAGCCAGCCATTTTCTGGGCCTTGAATATCTGACAGGCAAGCATCCCACTGCCCCGGCTGTAGCCAGCAGGCATCAGCGTTTACAAACTGGTTGAGGCTGGCGCGTAGGAATGATGATCTGTCTGGGTGGTCAGCATCTATCAACATTGACTGCAGCTCTAGGGTTTGTCCTAGTGCAGGGTTAGCCCAACCCCACCAGCCTGCTTGCCAGTCCATGACATCAACACCCGGCGGTGGTGACCACTCAGCAAAGTAAAAAGCGCCGGCACGTTGCTCACCAATAAGCGACAGCCCAAGTTCCCGATATCGAAGCATGGCAGTACTGGCCTCGGTGCCAGCCGTGGAAGTCATCACCATCATGGGAGAGCCACCAGCAGTGCGCACATTACGAGCCTTCATAGTTGGGCGCAAAGAATGAGCCATCACAGCATCATCCACTGCGTAGATTTCATCAACCCAAATCAGGTCAGCCGATAAACCCATTCCTGCCGATGGCGTGGCGGCCTTAATAAACCAGCGGCTGCCGTCAGGCATTTGCAACTCCATACGGCCATATCCCCACTTGGGTTTAGCGTCAAAATACTGCTCCAAAATTGGGGCAAGGAATTGGTACTGCAAGTTAGCTAGTGGTAACTCATGGGCAGAACTGATCACAGTCTGGGGCTTGCCTCTAAGTGCTGCGATGCTGGTCAGCCAAGTGCCCACAATTGCCTGCCCTAAAACAGTCTTACCGTTTTGGCGAGCAACAGTAATAAGCCCGGAACGATTAACAAGATCACCAGCCTCGTCACTTTCCAATAATCCCATAGCGGCATGCACCTGCCAATCCATAAGTTCAACCTGCATGTACTTACGCGCAAACTCAACCACCAAAGGTGCGTACACAGAAACCCCTGTGGTCACAGTTTCCAATCTGGGCTGTGTCCTGCCAGTTAGCGATGGCTCTGTGCAGTCCTCGCCAGTTCCCGCCAGTTCGCTGCCACTTGGCGTTATCTTGCGT